TTGTTCTATTATTTAAATTAAACTTAGACCAGTCATTAAGCGTTCTTAAAAAATACATATCACCATAGGCATCATTATTAAATCCTACGTAAGCGTCTATATAGCTTTCTATAGCGGCAGCATGCGCCTGTTTCATATCTTCACTTGAATTTGGCACGCCTCCAATTTCTTTTTCCGTAATAGATAATTTATTATAATTTTTATCAGGTCTATTTATTGAGTATCCTCTATAACCTCTTCTTTTTAAATAATATAATAATCTTGGTTTATTATTTTCCGCAAGTATAGGCATTCCATAAAACACTAAAGCCATTAATACATCTTCAAAAAATGTTTCTGCATTATCAGGTCTTGCAACATATTCTAAAAAAAACATATTAGGCGGAATATCTTCCATAGAAAACTTTGTTAATCCGTGCAAAGATCCTTTAGATCCTCTGCCATCTACTGTGCCTGATATATCATAACTGTCACATCCAAATGCTCCGCAATGTTCATTGCCTGGATGCTTAGCCCCATTTTTTAAAATAATTTTGTTTTGCATGTTATTATCCGGTACCCAGGAAATAAAAAATCTTCCTTTATTGTTTGGAACAAACATTACTTTAGTATCTCGTACTCCGCCAAACCATTGAAAATTACCTTGTGTTATTAAACTTGACTTAGTAATTTCTTCATTATAATCTATTTGTTCGTAAATCTTAGTTAGATTAAATAAAGATTGTTTGGTTTCATCCCTAAATGCATGTTGCATAGTTCTGGGAAATTGTCTATAAAATTCATTTAAAGCATCTTGATCTGTTTTTAAACCATCTACTTCATTTTGCCAATAATCTATTACACCTATATCTACTTCACTTTTATCTATACTAGTTACTGGTGTTTTTGGTGTATCGAATATAGGTACTCCATATTTATCAATGAATCCTTCGTAATTCCATTCCATAGGTATGAACAAAGAATATAATCCTGAGCTAGTCTGACCGTTGCGGTTTCTTTTAGTAACACTTGAATTTTCATATAATCTTTTAAAATTTTCTCCCCCTTTATCTAATGCGTTTGATGTTGATCCCATCATACACTTACCAACTATTCTGCTACCTAGTCTTAATGTAGTTTTAGTTACTCTCCAGTTATTTAATATATTATCAGGTCTTTCCCATTTACCAGATTCATCATGTACTAATAGCTTGAGTTTTTCACCGTCATAACTGTTATCTCCTGTATTCTTCCAGTCAATAGTAGTATCTAATCCTTCAATATCTTTTAACTGCTCGTTTAATTCTATTTTTCTTCTAGTTAATTTCGAGGCAGGGACCCTGTACGCAAGCTCCGTCTTCGGCCTGTCCATCCCGTCTTGTACCGGCTTGAAGAAGAACGGATAGTTCGTGGATATTGGTACAACTTTGTCGGTAAACATTTTTTTTGCATCAGCACCCGTTTTCGATAAAATTCCAAATCTAGCATCGCTTGATATTGTTGCCTGGCTAACAGTCTCTGATGATGCCATGAAGCTAAACCCAGACCGTCTATTCTTGAGGTAGCATATACCGTAACACCTACTGTCGGCCTTACAGGCTTCCCAAAATATGTAGAATAGTCTGTTAGATTCCCTGAACTCTGCGGCCCCAACATCAATCTTGGTCCACTGCAAGTACATGTAATGAGAACCAGTAATGTAAGTAGGGGTGCCATTATTGTAGAACGAAAACCCTTCTTCTCTAGCTTTAAATTCATTCTCTATATAGTTATACCATTGTTCTTTAAAATTGTCAGGATAATTATTCCAATCAAAAACACTTTTAATTTTGCTTAATGCTTTAGGATATTCAAACTTTTCCCAATGCTGCTCAGCTTTTACATTACTTTTTTTATAAGCTTTGTTAATTATTGGTAAACCAATCCGAAAGCCTTGTATATCATATATTGCACCTACAGTGCCATTTTTACTTATAACTACTAAATCATATTCTTTATTATAACCGTACTTAAAACTTTTTAATCTATTTAATCTTTTTAAAGTATTAGGTCTTATGTGATCATCTACTATTGAATATAACGTTTGTTGATACATTATTTAGATCTGCTTTCAGCAAAACCGCCAAATTTATTAGCTTGCTTTGTATTATCTTCTAACATTTTTTCTTCTTGCTCTATTCGAGTTAATATTTCAAACGCATCAAATATTGCTAGTTTTTTAGTTGCAGCAGCATTTTTAAGTCTATCTGCAGATATATCATCACCTGAATCTACAATTGCTTCTTTAGCTACTTTAATTAATTCCTCAACTGCTAACTGCCCAGCCTGGATTATATTCAACTTCGTCTCCTTTGTATTCATATTTAATAACAATATCATTTGATTTCATACAGTATAAACGCTCGTTATCTATTATAAACTCCCATTCGCCATTTGGTGTAAACCCTACTAGGTCACCAGAGCTAATATCAAGCGCATTTAAAGAGCTATTGTCATATTTTAATATACCAATAAGGCTCTGTTCTTTATCTTGCTTTAAATAGTCATTATTTAAAATAGGTTTAACAAAGCATCTGTCTCCAAAAGCTTTCCATTCACTATTTTTTTTATGCAAATAAATTTGATCTATTTGACAAAAATACAAATTATCTTTAAAATATTTGCTACTATTTTTTTCTTTACCTCTTATATCATAATATCTTCTAAAAACATTGTGATGTATTATTATTTCATCACCTATTTTTATTAAAGTTTTATATGCTAATGGTACAGAAATTACTTTAGCTTTTTTATTTATAAATTTAAAAGATTCTATACTAGAATTTAATATTAAATTTTTATCGTTTATTTTTAAAGTGTTGTTATATCTTTCTCCTATTGGTTCAACAATAAAATCGTATACACTATTCATATTCTAAATTATATTCAACAGATACCGCCATGTTAGTATTAAACTTCTTCCACGGCAATACCTCGTTGTTTTTTTTAATAAAAATATTATAAGAACCATCAGTATCTTCAAATATGATATAAGCTATTTTATGTCCCCCATAGACTTCTTGTCCAACGGAGTAGTGCATGGCATCATTTTTATAATCAGAACCAATGCTGATCTTCCTTATAATACTAGACATTTTATTGCTTTACTTCTTCAGAACTTTCTATTTCAGAATATTCACCTGTTTCTAAATCAATGCTAATTGCACCGTACTCTTTTTCTAATTCTTTTTTATACTCTTCCATTTCTTGGCTTATACCAGCGTATTCATGTAGTAATACGTGTTTTTGATTTTCAACAAACCCAACATCTCTTAAAAGATTATTCATTTTTGTTTGTTGTTCTTTAACTTTAGAAAGTTGCTCTTCTGTTACTTTGTTTTTCTTTACTTCTGTTTTTACTTTTGTCATTTGATTTAATTTAATTTAATTTAACTTATTTTAATATAATGCTATAATAGTTGTTGCTGTAGTTGCAGCATCAGTTGTGTATACTTTTCTAAATAATCCGTCTAATGTTGTTCCTTGCAATATACCATTTAAGGTAATGGTTTGATTAGGTGGTGCTGAAGCTAATTCTACTTTAACAGCACTTCCTCCAGCTGCTCCATTAATATATAATCCAAAAGCATCACCACCTGACTGTATATCAGCTTCATAGATACCGTTTGTTGCTGCGCCTGTACCTCCGCTAAAAGGTCTTTGTAAATCTGTTGCAGCTATAGTAACTGTTAAGGCTCCCGTTATAGCATTACCATCATTACTAGCCGTAAAGGCAGCTGTAATAGATGCTGCATCAAAAATTATTGTTTGTGCCGCGACTCCCATATTAGGACCTGCACCTGGATTTACTGGAGCGGTAACTACAGCCGCTTGGGCTGAACCAGCTGCCCGTGTTGATGCAACAACACAATTAATTATTGTTCCTGCATTATCTGTAGTTAATCTGTAAGATACGCCTTTATCTTTATTTTGATAACCTGCAGTAGGTCTTTCTTGAGCAGAACCTAAAAAAGTACCGCCTGAAGCAAATGCTATTACAGTTGTACTAACAGGAATATTTCCAGAAAGAGTTGATGCAAATTGACCCACTGGTATTCCAGCGGCGGTTGCTCCTGGTGATCTCAGGGTTGCTGATGTTAATAACGCAACGGCGTTAGTGTACATAGTACTTTGATTTTGTGGATACATGTTTTTATTTTGTTTTATCTTTTATTTTTTCAAAAGTACGTAAACCCCCAAGGCCTAACATACCCAATAGTACAGTCATTAAATGCTCCATTTGTAATGCCGGAGGAGCGTCCGCTGTTTTTGTAATCCAAATAAATAAATCTCTTATTACAAAGTTGTAAGCTAATGCAACTCCGCATATCCAACCTATAAAAGGCCTCCAGCCTGCAACAAATAATGTTCTATGTCCGGCTTCAATTTCATTTATTTTAGTTTGTAATTCAATAATTTCATTAGGGTCTAGTTCTTTGCCCTTAATAGCTTCTCGAATTTCCCATGCTAAATTACCAGCTGCGGATTTTTTATTATCCCCGCCTTTTAAAAGACCTACTAGTAATTTCCACATTTTACTTCTTCATATTTTTTTCAATTGCTTTCTGACGAGTAGTTTCGTAAGAACTCATACTTCCATCCTTATCTAAATCGCCTTTCATTTCCATTGCGCTTGCTCTTTTAGCCATTGGATTAATATTTAAAAGATTTGCCGCGTGTTTTGACATAAATGTACTCATAATATTATTTTTTTGTTTTGTTATATGCTTCTTTTTCCCAAGGAAGTTCTTTAGCACCTTCTTGCATTTTACTTCTAGAATATGTTTTACCTTTCCAGTAAACATTTTTATCGTCATAATCTAAATCTCCTCGTTTAAATTGATCTATATGTACCATTTCATGGCCAACTACTTTATCAATTTTTTTTGGATTTAAATTTTTATTAACTAATATAGTTCCATTATTATTAGCTTTGCCTAAAACATCATCTCCTAAATCTACACTATATATAGGTGTATTATCTTGATTATAAGGTGGTGTGTTTAATTTAAACGCCATAAGGAAATTTTTTATTTAAAGCTTCTTTTCTTTTTTGGCAACCACAAGGTTTTTTTAAATTTTTAGAAATTAAACCTACAACACTTTTAACACCTGTTACGGTTGTTATTTTTTCAATTGTATCGCCTAGCCCCGTTGCTTTCATATAAATAAGATTATATACCTCTTACCAGAGCAAGAGGCATATGAATTAATAATTAGGCAGTATAAGCAACTGAGGTTACAAATATTTGTAAGTTGCCAACTAAAGGAGCTTGTCCTGGAGCTGGTACACCAGTTGTTTGATCTTTTCCAAAACCAACAGAAGCTTTTACTCCACCTGGATTAGCGGTTAAAGCTCTGTTAACTGTTTGAATTGTTGGAGTTCCTGAGGTAATTGTTGGTATACCTGCTCCTGCATTAGATGTTGAAAGAACAAATGCAATTTGTGAAGTTGCAGTGTTTTTTAATTCTACAGTTAATGTAGCTGTTCCAGTAACGTAAGTTACCGCACTGATCTGATCTACGTTTACTAAGTACTCTCCTTCTGTAGTAGGAGCCGCTGTGTTAGTAACGTTAAATGATAAAAATTTAGCCATTGTGTTTGTTTTTGTTATTGTTGTTGTTTTTGTTTGCTAGGGTTTATACAGTCCTATCTGTTTTTTCTAATTTTTTTATTTGCTTCTCTGTTAGCTTTATTGTTTTTTTGTACTTCTATTCTTGATTTAAGTTTACCGGCCTTTTTTTCTAACCTAGCTTTTTTATCAATTGAAATGGCTCGGCTAGACTTTGCACTAGTTTGTTTTGCTTTTGTATCAGCGGATTCAGCTTTTTTAGAATCTATGCTTTTAATTGTTTTATTTGTTGATCTTTTTGTTGAAGCAGCTTTTGAATTTAGTTTTTGCAATCTAATTTCTTTTCTAGACATTTTACCTTCTTTTTTGCTAGCCTCTTTCTGACCTTTAATTGCTTTTCTAGACATTGATTTAGCAGACTTTGCATCAAGTATATCTTTTTTTCCAACTTTTCCCGCTGTTATTGTTTGCCCCTTAGGATCAACTTTAAGCTGTGATAATTTAGATTTTGCCTTAGCAACTTCTTCTGTATTTGGGCCTTTAATACCTGCGTTAACTGATTTGTTAGAACTTCCTCTCATTTGAGAACCAGGTACTTTTCCACCTTTTAATTGTCTTTTAGCTTCTGTAGTAAATTCAGATTGAGATAAACTACCGTAGGTGTCCATGTCTCTCTTTGCATAAGCATCTTTAAAACTTCTTCCCCCATTTCCCCCTTCTGGCGGTGGTGGTGGTGGTGGTACTTGTGGCTTAAGAGTAGTGTGATCAAAAAACTGGAACCCGGTTGTGTTTTTACCGGTGCTAGGATAAATTCCTTTTCCTGCGCTTTCACTTGGAGTTCGCCGTTTATTAGATTCATTTTGCGCGTCTATA